GTAGAGAAGGGCAAAGGGACGATAGTAGACGGAATTGCATATATCAAGTCTTTCGATCAAATAATTATACATCCTCGCTGCACCGAAACTATCAAGGAATTCACACTATATTCATATAAAGTGGATGAACGAAGCGGTGATATTACCAGTAAAATAATAGACAAACAGAATCATTGTACTGATTCGATTAGGTATGCACTAGAACGTTGCATGAAGAATAGAGGCTCTGATTACACCAAATGGACCGCTTTTGACCAATATTTAAATAGATAATAACAAAATGATAAGTAAAATAAAAGAGTTTTTTAGTTTCGCAAAAAGATCAGATAATTGGGTTAACCACACAACTAACCTAGGGGTGAATTCTAGTCGTGTTAATAACACAAGGGTTGGCTCATTACCATTGCTAGATTACATGACATTAGACGAAATGTACAAAAGTAACGGGTTAGCTCAAAAGATAATCAACTTAATAGTTGATGATGCGATGAGAGGTTTCATAGAAGCTGATCATGATTTGTTACAAGAAATGAACCGAATTAAGTTAAAACAAAGGATAACAGATGGTTGTTATGCTGGTAGATTATATGGTGGCTCTCTTTTAGTAGCCTTCGTAGATGATGGTTTAGAATTAGAAAAACCCGTTGACTTAAATAGAATTGATAAAATCATTTCAATTAAAGTGTTTGACAAATCCCAAGTAACTTGGTTTTCAGGGGATTTAAATACAAATTATGGTAGCGAGTATTTTGGTGAGCCAGAGTTTTATACTATCAATTCTTATTCTAATGTGGTGAATGTCGGGGTCATTAAAGTACATAGATCAAGATGTTTTTTAATGAATGGAGCGACAACTACAAATAGAATGAGACTGTATAACGGTGGGTGGGACTTGTCTATTATGCAATCTTGTTTTGGAGCCTTAAGGAATTATGGAATAGTTACCGATTCATCAGCGGAAATAATACAAGATTTTGTTCAAGTCATATTCAAGATGGACGGCTTAGCTCTAAAAATGGGGCAACCGGACGGAGAGGCCGCAATCAAAAAAAGATTATCACTTATTGATTTATCCCGCTCTATCACTAATTCCCTGTTAGTTGACGCGGAGACGGAGGATTATGAGAAACGGGCGAGCTCCGTTGCGGGCTTGGCTGATTTGTGGGATAGATTTTCAGAAGTAATATGCTCTGTTACTGGATACCCAGCTACTAAATTATTTGGTAGGTCTCCCGCCGGTATGAATTCAACCGGTGATAGTGACATGAAAAATTACTATGATATGGTTGGAGCTTATAGGTCAGATCAAGTACAACCAGCTATTGATTGGATTGTAGGATTGTTGGAACACCAAAAAACATGGAAGATTAAACCCGAAACATTTAATTGGGAGTTTCCCTCTTTGGTTAACCCCTCCGATTTGGAAACCGCTAAGATTAAAAAAGAATATGCCGAAATAGACTGTATGTATATTGACAGAGGGGCTATAGACGCTTCCGAGACATGGCAACAAAGATTTGGACAAGAAAAGTTTAACTATAATATAAAATTAAGCGTGCCTGATACTGAGTCTTTACTTGAAGAAGAAGCAAGCCTTATTGCAGAACTTAGCACAGAGGCTGATAAATCTACTAAAGAAAGTAAAGAGTCGGCAAAGACAAAAAAGATAATAGATAGTCTGTATCAAAAAATTAGTCAATTAGGGTGATAGATGCAAGAAGATTACCTTTTATTGCTTGCGTCTATTCACAAATTGGTAGAAAGCGTGCAAGCACAGCAGTTTATTGTCGCTGCTACTCACACAGTTAATGAAATCTCATTTACTTATAAAAATGGCTTTAAGCAACGCTTTGCTCTTTTAGGGCAAAATAACGATAAAATTGCTTTAGATAGTTTAAAAACTGATATCTACACTCAAATATCGGATAAATTAAACAATGATTTTGCCGATAGTTTAAAGAATATACAGAAATCAATTGTATTAGATTCAGCTAATTACAAGAGTAAGTGCGATTTGCTCTTTAAAGACTTGAAGGACGAGTTGACGCTCAAGGCAGGAGATAATTACAACGATCTATTTAACAAACTAAATAACAGGCTTGCGCAGTTAGTATCCTCATTACCTATTCCAAAGGATGGGCGAGACGCGGATGTTAACCTGATTATTGCCACGATCACCAAGACTCTCGAAGGTAAAATAGAAGAATACAAAAAGATACTTGATGAGAGTATCTTATCTGAAATGCAAAAAAATATTGCCAATATTCCTGTGCCTCAAAATGGAGTAGACGGCCAAGACGCTGATGAAGAAAAAATAATCAGCTATGTACTAGAGGAATTAAGGCAAATATTAGATTCGGACTGTTTAAGCTTTAAAAATACTCTTGAGTCAGAACTAAGGCAGCTATTGATAAGCCTGATAGCCAAACAAAAAGAAGATCTTATCTTGCTTTTGACCTCCAACATATCAGAGTTAGTCTCTCTAATACCAACCCCGCAAGATGGTCGTGACGGAAGGGATGGAATTGACGGGGTAGATGCTGATAGCGAAGCTATTGAAGCTAATCTCTTGAAGAAATTAAATGCCATTATATCGCAAGATATCAAAAAAAATAAGGGCGAATTAATAGACCTTATCAATCAAGCTATTAAAAAAAGTCTTGCAGACCTTGCTTTGCAAACCAAGTCAATTAAAGCAGAGAGGGGGCGAGAAGGTGAGAAAGGAGAAAAGGGAAAAGACGGCAATGGAATAATAGATGCAAAGATAAACGATGACGACCATCTTATTATTGAAACTAATGAGAAAACAATTGATGCGGGCAAACTTCGGTATAAGAAATATTTTGGTGGAGCGAGCCAACAAGGCAACATTTTTCTTTATAGTAACGAGTTGCCGATGCCAGTTGATGTCGGGCTTCTTCCTAAAGGAACTAAATTTAAAGATACCGATTTAAAGGTGCTATTTACAAAGTTATTATATGGTTATAATTTCCCTAAATTCGTTGATTTTTTGATTAGCGGGTTATTAGACAACGTAGAAATAGGCTACACAATATCTGGCGGAGATTACCAGGCTAACTTTACGATTGGCGACCCGGAATTATTACGACCTGATTCAATTACTATTTTAAAAGAAGGGCAAGTTTTGTTGGAGAATCTGCCTAATGTCTCGCCAGTTAACGTTACTCTAGTGGAGGAAGTGAAGAATACCATAGGCGTTATTACTTTTGAAGTATTTGCATATGACACAACAGGGGTCAGTTTTAACAAATATTTTACTGTAAATTGTAAATATAGAATTTACTACGGAGAATATACTGAAGATATTACTGATACTGGTTTTCCTAATCCATTAGTTGTACTCCGAGCAAGTGAATTAGTTATAGATATTTATGGAGAGTATTTTTTTCAAAATATTCCTTTAGGGGCTAATTACAAATGGTTTTGTTACCCTTCAATATTAGGAGAAAACTATATTTTCTATGATACTGTTAGCGATATTGCCTTAATTTTAAATGATGTATTGAAGATCAATGTAGTTAATGAATACGGATTGACCGTTGAATATAACTGTTACCGCACTCTAAATGAAATACATGAAGATATTATAATGAAGGTAAAAAATGGATAGAAATACAATTAGAATATTTAGTTTTCCAGGGGGAGGTTCTAAAGGATATGGCTCAAATAGGTTTATGCAAAAATTCTTACATCAATGGGGAATTCCTCAAGCCGATTTATGGAAATATGTTGATGTGATGTGCGGTACATCTGTTGGGGGGGTGTTAACTTGCGGTTATGCTTACGGAAGAACTCCCGATTATATGGAAAGCTTTTTTTTAAACGACGCTAAAAGAATATTCACTATTAGAACTGCTGCTGATGTTGCCTCGGGTAGTCATAATGCGAGTATCGACTCAAACAGACCTAGTGAATTGCAGAAAATAGCTTTAATAGCAACTAACGATTCGTTTTACTCGTCCGCTTATCCAGATTCGAATTATGGCCATAATATATTACAGCAAGTACTAGCCGATAATTTCGGCACCGACACGTTAGCTAATTTAAAAGTACCCGTTGTTATTCCGTCTTTTGAGCAAGACATGAATAGATATGTTGTATTTTCGAATTTTAATGATCCTAGTTACTTCATAGGTAACACGGAATCTATAGTTAACGTTTGTAGGGCTACATCAGCAGCTCCCATTTATTTACCTGCTCATAGTTTTAACGGACATAATTACATTGACGGGGGAACATACGCTAATGATCCGATACTTGCGGCTGTGAATCTAGGTCTAACTGTAAAACCCAACGCAACTAGAATTGTGATAATAGATGTAGGTACGGGTATAGGTAATATGAGTTTTGACGGCTCCGGAACACAAATAGGTACTGCTCACGCCGTAGAGGTATTATTTAGTATAATGAATATTGCTATGACGGGAGCCGAAGAGTGGAGTAGGTATTATCTTGATTATCTAACTAATAGACTTCCAAAAGATGTATATTATTATAAGTTCCAACCTCGATTTCCTCCTGAATTTCCAAACGAGCTAGATAATAGCGACCCTGCTTGGTTTGCTACTTTAGCAAGCTTGATAGACACTCATTATTCAAATGAAATCGATAAAATATCAACTATATTGGGGCATCTAACGGCATGAAGGGCGTAAAAGTAAGCAATTTTATAGTTCCTATGGGTGTTACGGACACTTACCCTACCAATTTGGATATATTCGGTAGGGGAGGAATACATAGCGTTGATACTATTCTAAATAGGGATGCAATTACTGGAGAAAGACGTAGTGAGGGAATGCTTTCTTTTACCAAAAACAATGAGTCTATGTATGCCCTTTTAGGAGGGGTTACTAACGATAAATGGTTTAAGTTATTTGATTTTACAGATAATAAAGTCAACTTTAATATTGCTTGTGATCCTAACTATGTACTACTAGGGAATAAAGACGGCGTAGCCAAGCCGTCCCCTAGGCTAAGAGATATGCAATTTGATATCATTGCTTTAAGAAGGTTGATAGGTAATTTCGAAGAATTAAAAAAGTTAGATCACAATAGGATATGGATAGGCGATAGTACTCACCAACCAGTAGAGCAATTACAAATAGGCATTGTGAATTTACCCACTTTAGCCGAGGCGGTGTTTCCTAATCCTCTTAGTCCTATTGTAGGTGATTCTAGGATACCCAACCCAACTTTTGATTATTTATCGCCGTTTGACTGGGTCATGTCAGGACCATTCTTACCTCAGATTTATGCTACAAAATATGATACGTTTGGTAATCCAACGGGTACAGACGTTTCAAGCTCTCTTGCAATGACGCAAGTTAGAGCCGCTCAAATAATGAAGCGGTTTGATAATGCTAATTTTATTGTGGGCAGTAGTACTGTAGATTTTACTTGGGAGAACCCGAAAATGTATCTTATTCCTGAGCCGTTAAAACAATTATACGGACTTGGGACAACATACACTTTTAGTAAAGCGCAGTCACTTGGGGCTTTAGAGACTGGATTGCTAAAAAACACAGTTAATAACTCTACCGGAACGTTATCAAGAGCAATCCCTGGTAAGGATTATGTAGACCTAGCAGTAGCTGTAGAAAACATGCAATTAACCTTAATACGCCCTTTAGCACAGGATCAGCAAGGTAATGACATCTCAAAATTATTAACTAGAATTAGTAAGTTACCCGAAGACAATATGCCTGATTTAACATTCATCATGCAAAGACCGAGTGCTAAAATACCTAGCGCACAAGGTTTATCGGATTTAGCAGGAGGAATGTTGAAAAGTGCAGCCCTTACAGGTGTGGTAAGTATTGCTTCTGGTGGTAAAATACCTCTTATTAACGACTATGTTCAGCCAATAGATTTACAAGAAGAAATACTTGAGACGAAAGCTTTTGCAACAGCGGAAGCGGCGGCGGCAGAAGTATCAGCTATCGCATCCGGCATAGCTTATTTTACCGCACAAATGTTGCCGTTTTCACTAGTGCCTTTAGTTCCTGTTGGGGCTTCTATTACGGCGGCGATCGCGGTGGCGGTTTTTTCTAAAGAAAGTACAGCTGACCATGATGCTGATATTTCTATTATCAATAATACGATAGCAGGCTTGTCTATTAACATACAAGGGGAGGTATTGGCGCAAGGTAAAATCAATGAGGTTATTAGTGCAAGAGTGCAAGATAATCTAATACTACACGGTGAGTATGTAGGGATTCCAAAAGTAAACATATTACCGATCAATCCGCCGATATCTTCTATTTTTGTATTGGAGATAAGCGTTTAATATGTTATAATTATAATTAAATAAACAGGTAAAATATGGCAGTAAAATATAAACCGCTATTAACGATTAAAGAGAAAACAGTAACTGATCCTGCTGTGTTTCAATCACTATCTACTGAAATTAGGAACTGATAATCAGGTCAAAGTTACTCCAATTACTAGCACTGCATATAATGGAGAGGACTATAAACTAGAATTAACAGATAATGTTCATTTGCCTGGACAATATGTCGGTATTCCTGTTGTGAGCGTAGTTCCTGTTACTCCTAAACTAGGAGGGCTTTTTATTCTCGAAGCAATAGTGCCTTAAAATGACAATAAAATATCAACCGCATATTACCGTAAAAGAAAAAGATGGAGCCATTCCTGCTAAAATACTAAGGCTTCTTACTGAAGATGACTTACCTTTTAATGACGGAACAGTTGATGATGATATTTACGCTCTTTTGCAAGTTTTAAATAATGAGGTGCTATAATGCCGTTATTTT